TTACTGATATAAGAAATAATAGATTTTCAGAGAATCTTGTTCTCGGTCGTAGACAATTTTGTCCACAATCTGTTTTAATGCTTCGTTCTTTTGGGCTGCAGTAAAAGAATCGGAGACGAGGATATCATAGACGCCCTGCACCCTCAACAGCATGTTGGCAGCAGGATCCGGCGTATCTTTTGGAGCATTGTCTTCCAGTTCTTTTAATTGTTCTTCCAAGTGTATGCGTTCTTTCTGAAGCAGTGCTTTATTCGCTTTATATTCCTCAAGAGTATCAATTCCCTCACGGTAAGAAGCTTTGATTCGTTCTTCTTTTCCGGAAAGACTTTCCAGACGACTGGTTAATATATTTTTCTCATTGGAGACTTCTATCGGCTGACGTTCTTTTAAGGTGTAAGAAATGTTGCCGGAGCTTAGAGATTCCTTGACGCAGGCAAGGACTTCTTTCTCCAGGACAAGGGAACTGATTCCATGTGGTTTCTCACATTTTCCTTTATGATATCCATAACAAGAGAAGTAGGAGTATTTCTCACCGTTCGCACGTTTCATGGTGGCAGCAGTCAATGTACGTCCACATGCAGGACATTTCAGTAATCCGGAGAGCCAGTGCTTATATGTAGAAGAGGGACGTTTTCCGGAAGGTCTGTAGGTTGTTTCGAATCGTTTCTGTGCTGCATCAAATAATTCCTTTGTAATAATCGCCGGCTGTTGTCCTTCTGTGACAATCCATTCATCTTTATCCTTGATTCTGTTCGTACTGTTTTCTGTCCGATTCCACCGTATCATACCACAGTAGGAAGGATTCTGAATGATGTACTCAATAGATCTCCGCTCAAATGATTTGCCCTGTGAGGTCTTAAGCCCAAGATTGTTCAAGCGTCTTGCAATATCAAAAAATCCGATGCCTTCATTCGCATACCAGTTAAATATCATGCGCACGATTTCTGCTTCTTCTGGGATAATTACCGGAGGCTTGCCATGCTCCACGACCTTGTATCCGAGTGGCGGACGTGCCTGGTATGCTCCACGGGTTGCATTTTCTTTCATGCCCCGGAATACTTCACCAGATAATCGGATAGAGTAGTATTCATCCATCCACTCAATGATACGTTCAATCAGAGAACCGAAAGGATTATCTGAAAGAGGTTCGGAGATGCTCACGACTTCTACATTGTGTTGCTTCTTGAGAAGAGACTTGTAGACAATGGATTCTTCCTGGTTCCGGGCAAATCGTGAGAACTTCCATACCAGGATCAGATCTACCGGGTGATCAGAACCCTTTGCAAGTCCGACCATCTCCTGGAAGCCTGGACGCTTTTCAGCTTTCCGGCCGGAGATTCCAAGGTCAGAGAAAATCTTAAGGATTACAATATTGTTCCTGGCAGCATACTCTCGGAGAAGATTCTCCTGCGAATCCGGAGAGATTTCTTCCTGATCGTGCGTGGATACACGGATATAGCCATAAGCATATCTTAATTCACTCATCATATCACCTTCCTTAGTATATATGTGCGACGTCGCACAAAATGGGTATAAAAAAATACACCTACACGGTGCCGGGAAAATGTGATATAATATTCTTGTTCGCGGATTATTATATCGTGCTTGGCACTGTATAGTATTCACTTAACCGTTCCTGTTGGCACAGGGGCGGTTTTTAATTATTTTGAAGTAATTGGAATAATTGAATTAGGTAGTCTCCAGTTCATCAGAGGATGTGGAGACTGATTGTTCCAGGTGGGACATGGTAATATTTACATCAAGATCCAATTTTGAAGCAATTTCCGCAATTTTATTAATTGAAAAATTGTAATCACCACGCTCCCAACGGGAAACCAAGGATTGTGTTGCATCAATGTAAGAAGCAAACTCTTTTTGAGTTAAATTTAAGTCTAAGCGCTCTTTTGTAATAGCACTGGAAATTTGTCCCATCAACTTTGCAGAAAGAACATCAGTAGGAGAGAGTACATCTGCAAATAAAGCAAATAAATCATCAACTGTGCAGACTTTATTTTTATCCATCATAAAACACCTCCAAAGTCTTTTAAACGCTCTTGCAAAATGGTTTATTTTTACCGTTTTAATGAAATTTTATTATACGATTTTGTATTAAATAAGTGTCGAGAGTTGTTTATAGACTGTTTAATTCGCGCCAATTTTCAGGAATCCCATTTCGTTTAATATTTCTTCTATCGTTAATACATTCAATTTCTTTTCTATAGTACCAATTGCTCTATATATTTCCTTACTCATACGTTTGTAATCGTTGTGAGATAACAGACGTTTTAAAGCAATCATACCAGCAAATAAATCACGCTTTCCTTGCACATATTCACCATTATTATTTTGTGCAATATTTAAAGCGGAATGATAAGTAGTAGATGAAAGTGGCTTTTTCGTTCTGAAGCAATACAAACGATTACCGTGAGCGCAAAAATTTCTAATGATAGAAATATATTGCAATGCATTTTCCAGTTCGTTATCCATCATGCTAAAGTTTCGGGATACGTTTTGGCGCTCTTGAGGGAGCATAAGGCTATAAAATTTACTTATCGTACCAAGCGTTAATATATTATTTAATACCCACAAAGGAATATATCCATGAGCATTAAGATAATGAGATATGCTTGGATCAGAACTTCTGCCAGCCACTTGTCTTTGAATCTCTGCAATTAGACTAGTTATCATAGAATCTGCATTTCGAAGAGCTGTGTTAAAGTTGGTATATATTAAATAGTTTTTATGACCATGCGCTTCCGAAAAATAATAAGAAATTAAACTTTTTATATTTGTCTCTACTTCAAGTATATATCTAAAAAATATATTTCTAAGAACACGATCAAATTGATATAATGCATGTATTTCATATAAAGTAGTGTTAGGTCGGTAGACAATGTCAGGGGTACTCACGTCAGGTGTGTCTAGTAAAAAGAGCTCACTATACCCGTTTATCAGATTGTAATATCCGTTCTTTTCCAGAACGCGTTTAGCATAAGCATAATCAGAAGGATTATCTATTTTAACTCCTCGTTTAATAAGGAGATTGACAAGTTCATCTAGTGTTTTAAAAACTTTTTCCTCCATAAATACCTCCGTGAAATAAAAAGACCCCGGGCCCGAAGGACACCGGAGTACGTTCCATAATATTATATGCTATCAAATAGAAAATATTCTCTTTTTGAAGTGCTTAAAGCATAGCATTAAAAACTCCGGTTGTCAATAACTATATTGACAATTTTACAAAAATTATTGGATAAAATAACAAATATTTTTTTTATTTTATTATTGAATTACATATAAACGCCAAAGCGATTATATCTTATAAATCATCACCATATAAATAATGATGCTCTGCACGTTTAAAAAGATCACAGTTATCCATAATAAATTCCACACGTGTTTTATCTTGTTTCATTTGACGTTTTATCTTTCGTCTGTTTCGTTGATGATATTTTATTCTATCAAGATATGTTTGAGCTGGTTCTGGCTCAGGGAGTGGTTTATGAGCAATGTACTCGATTTCTTGCACATCGGTTTTTGAAAATCATCATTTTCAATATGCTTCATAGCATGTTCATAAGCTTTTAACTGAGATTCGCGATTAAGTCCAGCATTTATAAAAATAGTGTAGCTGCCATCTTCATTGGGTACTACCATTTCATGCCCCTTTTTATTCGGGAAGTCCATAACAATGACATTAACATCCGCAGTCGTCAATATCACCACGTTCCTTTCTTTTTAACGCAAGCGCCATATTATGCAATGCTTTTAAATCATCTGGTTCCATATCACGCTGTACGTCAAATAATGCTTTGAGTTCTTTGTTTTCGAATATTTCTTGCGCTACCTGAGCGGTTTCATTATTCAGATAGTACTTTTCACTATCCGATTCATTGCCAGTCATCAAGTAATCCACAGATACATTAAAGTAATCAGCTATCTTTTTTATTTTTGTAGTATTAGGGGTACTGCTTCCTAATTTGCTGATGTAACCTTTTCCGAATCCAAGAGTTTCTTCTAGCTTGTTCATTGATATTCCATATTCTTTGCACAAGCTTTTAATACGTTCTTTCATAACTTTGGGCCCTTTCTGAAAAAATCGCAAAAATCCCTTGACATTCTGAATATATCGCGTATAATAAAATTACAAGTTCTGAAAAAATCGCAATAAACATCAGAATGACAATGTGCTGTTTTATTTGTTTGTGGTAATTCAAATTATAGGATATTTTCAGAAGATAGTCAATATATATTAGTGATTTTTTCAGAACTAATAATACAGGAGGTGAGATTTTGATTTACGATAACATCCGCAGGCGCGCAAAAGAGCGAGGCATTTCTATCAATAAGTTGGAGGAGGAAGCGAACGTTTCTACTGGCAGCATTTGTAAGTGGGGAAATGGAATAAGCCCAACAGTTAAAAATATCAAAAAAGTAGCTGATATTTTAGAGTGTACAGTTGACGAGCTAATCAGTGATGTGGGAGGTGAGTAAAGTGGCTGAAACAATATCGATTGTAGCAGTATCGATAGCCGCATTTTTAACGGCTATCAATCAGGTATCCATAATCATTACAGCAAAGCAATTATGGAAGCAACAGCAGCAACTACAGCAACAATTAGAGATGCTACGGAAAGAACTGTCTGAATAATAAAGCGTTTTGTTTGCAGCGCAGATTCTTTATCAGATGCTTCTTGCATTTTCCGGAGCATGTCACGAGTTTCGAATAAGCAAGAATCTTTAGACATCTGGTATTCTGCTTTAGCATTTAAGCATTCGGAATCGGCTGAATACATTTGACTTACAGATTTTTCCAGGTGAGATATTGTTTTTTGCATGTCGGAATCACTAATCATAAGTAATCTCCTTTCGTAGGTATTTAGTGTGGTGATATTGGTATCTAAAGTATAGGAGAGATTGAGGAAAGATGCAATAGAAGAGAGGTGGACGAAATGAAGCGGTTATGTCCAGTATGTTTTGCGGAATTACCCGCACAAGCAAATTACTGTCCGATATGCGGAAAATGCATGAGAGATGCCGTGGAGCAGATTAGTCAGTATATAGGAGAAGCGCCGATAACAACAGTAGTTAAAATAAAGGATTGTGCGATTCGCATTGGCATGAAGAAACAGGAAGGTGAGTAGATGAAACTGAGAAAGATAATTGGCTGGATACTAGTTTTTACGCCATCGGCATTAATAGAAGCTATAAGTATTTTGCCTAATGCCATTGGAATGATGATATTAATTTTTTTATTATTTCTTGGCGTATTCACAATTGTGCGAAAAGGATTGCATCTCATAGCAACAAGTACAAACCGTACCACATAACTTATAGAAGAGGTGGTGTAATTGAAACATTTTAACATTGTAGTAATTAACGGAGAAGAAAAAGAAATCTCTTCTCTATCCAAGGAAGAACGGCAGAGGTTGGTAGACGAATGGACCGGCGGGCGCTGGAGCATCTTGGATATAAGCGAGAGAAAACCGCTTAGGCGGTAGAAAGGAGGACAAGCCCATGAGAGTTAGAGACTGGATAGTGGTAGGACTGATGATGAACGGACTGCCGATGGCTATGTTTCTTCATTGGCTGGTCATGGGATATTAGACATGAAGAAAAGAAAGTGGACAATGAAGAGGATTGTGGACACGTTATTCGTGCTGGTGATTATGGGAGACATCGCGACAATGATGATGTTCGTGATGATTTCCATCAAGATTCTGAAAATGCAGGAGGTAATCACATGGCTGATACAGCAAGCTTAAAAGAAATCTTATTCCGGCATAGTGCGGAGCAGTGCAAGGTGTGTGAAGCCATTCCATTTGACCAGATTGGACATCAAATCGAGTATGAAAAGTTCAAGATGCTCCATGAGGTTATTGAGGATGCTGACCTGGAGGACGAGTACCAGGAATGGAGACGTGCTTACGGATATGTATAGGAAGGTGGTGAGGGTATGAACGAGATCGCAACAGTGATGAACGAGGAAGAGTTCGGGTATTTTCTTAAGAGCTTTGAGAAGAAAGCTGACTTGAAAAGTCTGAGCTTGATTTCCAGAAGATGCCAGGTCGTTGATACGTTGTGCGGACTGCAATCGGATACCGTACTGACAGTCGGGCAGATCAAGCAGTTGTTCGAACTGGCAAAATAAAAAAGAGTGCTCTCATAAGCCCGGCAAGGCGAGAAGCACTCTGGAAATTAGTCAATTATATTATACAAAACAGGAGGAAATTAGTCAAATGGAACATATACCAGGATATGACGAATGGAAAACATCGCCTCCGGAACAGGAACCTGCAACATATTGTGATTGCTGTGGGTGTGAGGTGTATGAAGGAGATTATATCTATATGATAGATGGAGAACGTTTATGCGAGGATTGCCTCAATGCTAATTACAGGAGGGTTGTGTAATGGCAGAAATATGGATGGTGTTCGGAGCGGAAGAATACAAATATGGAACATATCGTTTTGTTACACGCGCAGAAAAAAACAAAGTAAACGATCTCGCAATGCAGATCCGCGAAGAACGCGGGTGTGAGACTTATGTGAAAGAGATAGGTGAGTATTAATGTATTACAAGGAATGTCCGTTCTGTGGTTGTAATTTGGATCCGGAAGAAAAATGTGATTGCCAGGACAAGAAGAAAAAGAGAGAAGAGCTTATCAAATCGCTTCTGATCAGACAGCCAGACGGGCAACTTGTGTTGAAGGAGGCGGTATAGATGTTAAAGAGTTATGAAGAGCTCTCGAAGATAGATGTATCAAAATATTGCAGGGAGAGAGATGGTATTGAATATCTGAATTGGGCGGTATGTATTAAGCTGCTGCATGAAAATGGGGCAGAAAAAGTATATTTTGAACCGATTCCAGATCCGGTTACAGGGTCGAGTTTAAGAATGTCTCAGGCGGAATTTGTAGATAAGAACGGTGTGAAAAATCGATGCTATGAGACTGAAATAAAGGTGGTAGTAGACGAGAATACCTGGATTATGAGATCTCCGGTATTAAATGGGACAAACCCGGTAAAAGATAACTCAATGAATCAACTTCGTGTGTGGAACAGCATGTGCAGATCCTTTGTAAAATGCATCGCGATTCACACGGGATTGGGATTTAATCTTTGGGTCGGAGAAGAAGAAGGACCGAATATTCCTACACAACTGGAAGTACCGGCAAAGCCTGCAGAAATCAAAGTAATTCAAAATTTGTGTGCTCAGCATGGAGTTGACGGAGACATGTGGGTAGCAAGCAATGGTAAGAGCTGGGATACATTAACAGGAAAAGAGGCAGCTACCATGCTTGTTGCATTGAAGAAAAGATATGGTGATGACTAATGGACTTTACAGGGATATTTCAAGGGTTGTCCATGAATTATTCTACTGGCAAACAGACAGTAGCGTTTGAGCTGAATGAAGACGCAAGAGAAGCGTTCCAAGATTTAAAAGACTGTGAGAAATTGGCTATTCAGATAAAGAAATACCGTAAGAAGAGAAGCTTGGACGCAAATGCATATTACTGGGTGCTCGTATCGAAGTTGGGAAAGGTCCTTGATATGGCAAATCCAGAGGTGCATAACATAGCGCTAATCAGATATGGACAACCTTGGATCATTGATGGAAAGTCAGTGTTTACAACGATTCCTGATACGGAAGATGCAGAAAATCAGGTTAGATATGCCGTGAATTATCATTTACAGCCGACATCGCAAGTGCGGGAGGGCAATGACAATGTGATGTATCGAACGTACAGATTACTTCGTGGCAGCCATCTGTACAACACAGAGGAAATGGCAAGGCTGATAGGCGGAATGATTACCATGTGTAAGGAAGCAGGCATTCCGGACAGAGAAATAGCAACACCGGAAGAAAAGAGACTCTTGAAAGAGAGGTATGGTGTAGATGTCTAAACGATTATGGAGTGTGTTCACAAATGACATGGAGCATTGTTACTTTACCGGAACGCCATATTGCCATAGACACCACATTTTCTATGGACCATACAGATCGAAATCCGAAGAATATGGTTTCGTAATTCCCATAGCATGCTATTTGCACGAGAACAAAGCAGACAGTGTTCACGGGAATCCCAATCAAGGGTTGGATCTTAAGCTTAAGCAGATGGCTCAGCAATATTTTGAGGAGCATTACGGGACTAGAGAAGAGTTCATTCGGATTTTTGGAAAGAACAGATTGTAACTCATTCACATAGATTCATGCGGCAAATGTAACTGAAGGTAAAATTTTCGGTTTTGCAAATATTGTGTCACGATGCCGGAGATGCCGCACTCCGGCAGAAAGGAGAAAATATGACATCGAGAGAAAAAGCAGAAGATTATTTTCATCGGATATGCGACGGACACAGAAATGCAATACAGCGTCCAGCGGATCCGAGTGTCGATAGAATATTTCGTAATATGGTAGAAAAAGCGAATTGTAACGGTGATTGCATTATCAATGTCGGGAAAGGTGTATTTCGACCGATACCGAGTGATCCGGTAGATGAAGCAGCGTTTCACGAATATATAGCCAAAGACTTACATAGGGCGAGAGCAATACAACTTAAACGATTATGCATGAAGCAGACTTACGATAGTTGGAGCAGATGCTCAGAGGTATCAAAATGAATTCTAACAATAAGGGAAAGAATGGTGAGCGCGAGCTTGCCACAATATTAAGAGAGTATGGGTATGACAGCCGGAGGGGGCAACAATATTGCGGATCAAACGGAGATGCTGATGTTGTAGGCCTTCCGGGAGTCCACATCGAATGTAAGAGGGTGGAAAGGCTTAATATCTATGATGCTATCGAGCAATCGAAGAATGATGCTAGAGATGGCGAAAATCCAGTTGTTATGCATCGAAGAAATAGAAAAGAGTGGCTTGTTACAATGCCGCTAGATGATTGGATGAAAATGTATGGGAAGGCATTGCATGATAATTAGAAGAGGTGAAAAGTAATGAGAGACAGCTTTGTATTTTACCGATCATTTGCAGATGCTATCGCAGGACTTCCGCCCGAAGAGTATAAGAAGGTTATGCAAGCCATCATAGGTTACGCATTAGACGGTACTGAACCAGCTACAGGAGGAATTGAGTATACAGTATTTTGCCTGGTGAAACCTCAGATTGATGCAAATAATAAGCGTTACGAGAACGGGAAAAAAGGTGGTAGACCAATAACCAAACAGGAACCAAGCAATAACCAAGATGTAACCAAGAAAAAACCAAGCAATAACCAAGATGTAACCAACCCACAACCTAATGTATATGTAAATGTAAACGATAATGATATTAAAAAGAAAGACACTAACGTGTCTAAAGAAAAAGCGTCCCGCTTTAAACCACCCACAGTAACAGAAGTTGAAAATTACTGCAGGGAAAAGGAATATCGCATTGATTGTGAGCGATTTGTTGACTTTTATCGGTCTAAGGACTGGATGGTCGGCAAAAACAAAATGAAAGACTGGCGTGCCGCAGTGAGAAACTGGGCGAGAGGGAATCGGCTGGAATTGACCGCGAAACCCGCGCAAGGAACAAAATTTAATAATTTTACCGGTCGCGATTACAACATGGACGCGCTGGAACTTGCGATGCTGGGAGGTGCAACTCATGAGAATTAAGCAGATTAGCCTCACTGAATGGTATGACATTCCAGGATATGGCGGAAAGTATCAAATCAACTATTTCGGCAATATCCGCAGAGCGTTGAAACGTGGATACAAGGACTTACATCCATATATCAAGAGTTCCAATGGGCGCAGAGTGTTAAAACTAAATGGCAAGGAACAGGTAGTCATGAAGCTGATGCAGATCACATTCATCGGGGCGTTGCCACCGGGAAAGGTAGCATATCACAAGAATGGTATCATCACAGACGATGCACTAAACAATATTGGTATCACTACCAGGAGTGAACTTGGCAGATTGACCGGAAGGAGCAATGGGTGTGAGATGTCGGTTGTGAAGATCAGTCCAGATGGAGAAATTGTTGATTTTTACAGATCAGTCAGGGAAGCAGGTAGGAAGAATCATATGTCATACCAGACAATCCTAGATAGAATCGGCGGCAAGGTGAAGAGCTTATATGCGCCGGACGGGTATGTGTACTGCAAGGACAATGCCTGGGCGATCAATAAGGCAGTTCGAAGGATAGAACTGGACAGAAAAGAAGAATGCGGTGTTGATTTTATACCAGCACCGGAAGTGGTATTTGATTTTTAACATAGTGAAAGGAGACGGAGCTCCGGCCGGGCAAAGATATATATCGGCTCCTTTTAAAGATGGATTACATAGAATTTTTGAAGAAAAAAATTGAACTTGCTGTAGATAGTGGGTTTGAAGTAGATAAAACAAGAATTAATCAAGCATTAAAACCACACCAGGCAGATGCAGTAGCATGGGCGCTTAAAGGTGGCAGGCGCGCACTATTTGAATCATTTGGACTTGGAAAGACTGTGCAGGAAATAGAATTCTGCCACCTGGCAGCAGTACATGAAGGTGGAAAAGCTTTGATTGTGCTGCCATTGGGAGTAAAGCAAGAGTTTACACAAGATGCAGTAAATATTCTTGGCTATGAAAGACCGAAATATGTACGGACCATGCAGGAAGTAAAAGAAGCAAAAGAACAGATTCTTCTGACAAATTATGAAAGAGTCCGAGATGGAGATATAGATCCATCATATTTTGCAGCAACATCATTGGACGAGGCAAGTGTACTCCGATCGTTTGGTAGTAAGACATATCAGACGTTTTTGGACAAATTCAAGAATGTGAAATATAAGTTGGTTGCAACAGCCACGCCATCGCCGAATAGATACAAGGAGTTAATACACTACGCCGGCTATTTGGAAGTGATGGACACCGGACAGGCTCTCACAAGATTTTTTCAAAGAGACAGCACAAAAGCGAACAACCTAAAATTATATCCAAACATGGAAGATGAATTTTGGTTATGGGTGAGTTCCTGGGCGTTATTCATCACAAAACCGTCAGATCTCAATCCGGAATATTCTGACGAGGGATATAATCTCCCAGATCTAAAAGTGAACTGGCATGAATTACCGATTGAGTACGGAAATGCTGTTGAAAAAGACGGTCAGATAGCATTATTCAATGAAGTGGCAGCAGGATTAAAAGAAGCAGCACAGGTAAAAAGAGAAAGCATCGAGCAAAGGGTCCAAACCATGAAAAAGATAGTTGAAGACTCACCGGAAGACCACTTTGTGCTATGGCACGACCTAGAGTCAGAACGACACGCAATAAAAAAGGCACTTCCGGAAGTGGTAGATATCTACGGATCTATGGACTATGAAACACGCGAGAATAGAGTTATAAATTTTTCACAGGGAAAAACAAGACTTTTTGCGACAAAGAAATCTATTTCCGGTTCTGGCTGCAACTTCCAGAGATATTGTCACAGAGAGATATTCTTAGGGATAGATTATGAGTTCAATGATTTTATCCAGGCAATTCACAGATGTTATAGATTTCTACAAAAAGAACCGGTGCAGATAGACATCATATACATGGAAAACGAAAGAGAAATTAAGGACGCGCTCATGGAAAAGTGGAAAAATCATGACCACATGGTAGAAAAGATGATTGAAATTGTAAAAAAATACGGATTATCCTCTGCAAATATTGAGAAGCGTCTGGAAAGGAAAATGGGTGTAGAAACGGTGAGAGTTGAAGGTAAAAATTACACAGCAGTTCATGATGACTGTGTGGAAGAGACAAGAAGAATGGAAACAAACAGTATCGATCTGATTCATACCTCCATTCCATTCGGAAATCATTATGAGTACAGCGCAAATTATAATGATTTTGGACATAACAAAAATACAGAAAAATTCTTTGAGCAGATGGACTTCTTGACGCCGGAGCTTCTGAGAACACTAAAGCCGGGACGGGTGGCAGCAGTCCACGTAAAAGACAGAGTGCTATTTGGGAATGCTACAGGTACAGGAATGCCAACTATTGAACCATTTCACGCATTATGCATCGAACACTATATAAAACATGGCTTTCAGTATTTCGGAATGATTACAGTCATTACAGATGTTGTGAGAGAAAATAATCAGACTTATCGCCTAGGGTGGACGGAACAATGTAAAGACGGTTCCAAGATGGGAGTGGGTTGTCCAGAATACATTTTATTATTCCGAAAACTCCCAACAGATCATTCAACGGCCTATGCAGATATTCCGGTGAAAAAGAGTAAGGAAGAGTACACAAGAGCACGCTGGCAGATAGATGCACATGGCTACTGGAGGTCATCAGGCGACCGCCTGATCAGCAAAGAAGAACTGAAAGACATTTCCGTAGACAACCTGCAAGCAGTGTATAGAAAATACTCCAGAGAATCTGTATACAGTTATGAAGAACACGTAAAGCTTGCGGAAGAGCTGGATAAAAACGGAAAGCTTCCAGCATCATTCAGGGTAGTTGCACCGGGTTCCTGGAATCAGATGGAAGTATGGGATGATATCAACCGAATGCGGACATTAAATACAACACAGAGCCGCAGAAGATTACAGATGCACGTATGTCCGTTGCAGTTGGATATTGTGGAGCGCATCATAGACAGATTCAGCAATCCGGGAGAGACGGTATTAGATCCATTCGGAGGGCTTATGACAGTACCAATGACAGCAGTAAAAATGAACCGGAAAGGATATGGAATAGAATTAAGCCCAGATTATTTCCGAGATGGAGTGGGATACTTGCAGGAAGCAGAAAATGAGAGAGAAACACCAACATTGTTTGATTTTATTGAAGGAGGAGAACATGGCAGTAATTCGTAGTATCCGAGGTGGCACAGCCGGACTGAATGAAGAAGAACGGCTTACAATTGCCAGGCTGTTAATTAAGGCAGGGTATTCCGTTAAGATTGGATATCGTGTGATTCCAGGTAATACAAAGGGCAAGAAAGAATATATCGTGGAGTATTGGGAGAAAGGAGAAGAATAGATGCTTACAGGAGTTAATTTTGAAAAAGCAATAGATTATTACAAGAAAGGTAAGGAAGTTATAGTACTTGATAGAAATTCACTTGGAAAGAATGAAAAATCTGGATACGATACATTTTCGTTTTCAGAGCTTGGAAAGAATTTGGATTTCCTGGTAGATGTTCCTGCAGTATCAAATCAGGAGTTCGAACAGGCTGTACAGGATATGGTTGAGCCTGATCAGAATGAGAACGATACTGAAGGGGACGAATAGCTCCCCCCCCAGACCAACCGGAGAAGAAACTGGAAAAAGAAACGGTAGCAGCTCCGGGGAAGATGAGCAGGGAAGAAAAAAGTAAGATCATTCGTCCGTTGATCAAGAAAGGCTTGAAGAATAAAGAAATTGCTGAGCGCACAGGAATTCCACTTGGAACAGTCAACGGTTTATCAGGACCTATCAGGAAAGAGCTAAAGAATCCGGTAAAGGCGGAAATGATTAAGTCCGGAGATAACTCTGACCGTCATAAATGCAGGACATGCCAGTATCACCACAGTGATGCAGGTGGTTGTGATTATTGCATCCACACCGGAAAAGAGCGAGGTTGTGATGTGGAAGTGTGCGATAAGGCAGTGGCAGGAGAAAGATTGACGAAGAAATAGGAGGAGCTGAGATAAATGAATAATCAACGAGCAATAGACAGATTGACGAAGCATTTGGAATGGGGCTGGTCTAAGAAAACAGTAGATGCTATTGAAATGGGGATACATGCACTGAAAGAAACTCAGTGGATTCCATGCAGTGAGAGGTTGCCGGAAGAAGAGAAATATATCTTGCTGTCATTCGCAAACTATACTGGTCTGGATATTGGATGGTATGAAAATGACGGAGAGAATGATAATTTCTATCCGGGAGATGAAGAAGAAACCTATGCAAGTTATGGATTGATTGTGAATGCCTGGATGCCATTGCCGGAACCATACAGGGAGGAAGAGTAGATGACGAAAGAGCAATATAAAAAATACGATAAAATCCAGGAAGAATTGCGACCAATGAAGTGGTTCTTGAACTGGTGTGGTGACAGGTATAAGGATAAAAGCGTAAGTAAATATAGATTTAGAATCATTACAAAAGCGAAACAGTTCTTTTTGTATAAAGATATTTATTTTGCAAGAGATAAAGAAGTTGAGATCCCCAAAGATTTACAAAAGCGAATTGTGGAAGTAATTGAACAATGGGTAGATGAAAAAGAACAGGAATTGAAAAATATATAAGGCGGGAGAATGATGAATAATACAGAGCTTATAGAGCGTTTGGTGGAACTGGAACGCTCAATGGTTGAAAAAAGAGATGTTGATGTAAAAGCATTTGAGGAGAAACAAAAGCGAGAGCTTGTAGATTACGAGCTTAAGAAAACATGGGAATCAAACGGATATAGTCAGGCATTAGTAGATGTCAGAGATATTTTGAGAGGAGAATCACAAAACGACGAAGGGATTGAGGACGATGCTTATTAAATTAATATATAAAATCCTGAAAAAACTTATTGATAATTGCGATAAATTCTACTTGGAGGAAACAGATCCGGACGTGATAGAGGCGAAAGAACTTCTTGGTAGAGTGGAAAAAGCTATGAAAGCAAAAGGAGATGATGCTAATGCACATCAGTAAATGCCAGCGCCTCGATGCCATATCAGACCGTGACCAGATGGCTGAGCGTGAACCTTGTGAGCACGCGAAGAGGTTTATGAAGAGACCGGTGTATTATGGAGTGCTAGGATATCTGAGGCAGAAGAATATTGATACAGGGGAGGAGATAGGACGTGGACAAGAATGTTCTGATCCAGTACGTGGAGATGAAGGAAGAAATAAAAGATCTGAGGAGACGGATTCATGAGAACGAGAGAGAACTAGCAAAGCTGGAGAACATGATTGTCACGGACTCTGTGACTAGAGGTAAGCGAGGAAAGAAGCCACTCGGAACAGTCAAGATCACGGGCAGACCGACAGCAGCTATTGCACTAAAGCAGAAGTTGTTGAAGAAACGAAATGACAGGCTGACGGCTCTGGAAGCGGAGCTGTTGGAGCTTACGAACCAGGCAGAGGAGTACATAGAGACAATACCGAAGAGCGAGCTGAGGATTATATTTCGGCTGTATTACATCGATGACCTGACCTGGTATCAAGTAGCATTGAAGATGAACCAGAAATTCCCGAAGAGGAGGATTAAGTACACAGAGGATAATTGTCGGATGCGACATAACAGATTTTTAGAAAAATTAGAATAAATGTTCGGCAATGTTCGCTTAAAAAGTGCTAGAGTATAAACTGAACTTAGTGAAAAGACAGTTTTCCACGTTGAGTTCACTTCCTCAAAATACATAAAACCCAGAAGGGACGGCTTGGCAACAGGTCGTTCTTTTGTTGCACAATGTCGTATTTTAAGATATTATGAGGGTAGTTTTTTGTATGTATAGAGGAGGTAGAAAAATGAATATAGAGATTTGTATTAATACTAATAATTATAGCGGTAAAGATGTCCAAATAGATTTAAAAGATATTATGGATTTTACAAGAAACATGTATGTTGAAGGGAATTGTGAAGCTGTAGTAAAATTTGAATGTATGCCGGCGGCAGTCTATCCAGATTTAATACAAGTTGTACTAAAAAATATGGACCAGGGACTTCAAATTATAGGAGATATTCTTACTCTCAAAGAACTTTTAAAAATAATTTTAGAGTTTTTGAAAAAATGTATTGGGTACGAGAAAGAAGTTGTGCTTGATGATAATAATGGGGATATTATTGAAATT